GTACTTGTGAAGACGAGCGGAAATCAGATCGACATCATGGCCGGAGGCGACACCGTGATCAGCTCTGGCGGAAAGGTAACGATCAATGCCGGATCTGTAGACATTGGTGCTCAGGCGGTTGAATCGGTCATAAAAGGAAACACCTTCCAGGCGCTTTTCAACGCGCATACTCACGTCACCCCAGTAGGCCCAAGTGGTCCACCCCTTCCACCGCTGACCGGACTTGAGTTGTCAACCGCAGTGAAAACAGCGTGAGCAAGTGCAAGCTGCCTCCACTGCCGACACTCTCGCTTCCGATCCCGACAGTCAGCTTGAGCTTGCCTACGTTCAGCCTACCGTCACTCCCAAGCTTACCGGATCTACCCACGCTGCCCCCTTTGCCGAAGCTGAGCCTGCCGATACCGACCATTAGCTTCAGCTTGCCGAGATTCAGCTTACCGTCTCTTCCAAATCCTCCAGACCTTCCAAAGCTGCCCCCGGTGCCCACTTTATCGATCCCGATCCCGACGATTAGCTTTAGCTTGCCGAGCTTTGAGCTTCCGTCGCTGCCAAGTCTCCCGACCTGCCCGCTCGATTGATAGCGGTATGTCGGTTAGAATGACCAGGAGGTAAGAATGCCCAGAGAGATCCTAGGATTCGCTATGCCGTTTACGATCGCGGAAGGCCAAGCGCCAGTCTCGTCCAATACGAGTGAGTCCGTTAGGGCATCGATCTTGAGGATCATCAGCACCCGCAAAGGTGAGCGTGCCATGCGCCCAGCTATTGGATCAAGGTGTTGGGATTTTTGTCATGAGAACGCAGATCAGTTCGCAGCGGCTCGTCTCCGCTCTGAGGTTAGAGCGTCTATCTCCTCCCAGGAGCCAAGGATCCGGGTGCTTGGAGTTACGGTGACCGGGTTCGATTCCTTGCCCGAGTACAACAACACAGCCGGATTCAGAGTAGACGTGCTCTACAGTTTGGGCGGACAAGTAGAGACGGTCTCCACTGACCTTGACCCAACGGAGTCGGCATGAGCAAAGAAGTCAAAGCCCTAAACAAGGCCAGATACACGGCGCGTGACTTCGACACGTTGTTCGATGACGTGAAGCAGTATCTCGAAGATCGATACGGAACGGTCTACAACGACTTCCAGACCACGAGCCAGGGAGTCATGCTTATGGACATGATGGCTCACTCTCTGAGCCAGCTACACTGGTACATGGACCGAAGGGCCTCAGAGTCGTACCTAGACACCTGCAAGCTCATGAGCAGCGCGAGCAAGCTCACAAGGCAGCTCGGGTACAGGATGGCACCGTCCGCAAGCTCAAGCGGGACACTGTCAGTGGCAGCAAAAGAAGCCCCAGCGCTAGATATTCCAATCCCCGTCGGGTTCCGGTTTGCAGGGCCAAACGGGCTGGTGTTTGAGGCGACCACTGAGGCGACACTGCCTGCTGGCTCGACCACCGCGCAATCAGTTTCGGTGCGAGAAGGACAGACGTACCGCCTGTCCTCGACATCAGATGGGACTGCTGGGCAGAGTATTTTGATGCCTGCGGCAGATAACGTCACGACCTTCGTGATCAATGGATCTGTAGAAGCGTACGTGGATGGCGTGCTGTGGATAGAGAAAGACTTCATGGAGTTCGGAGAGAACAACCAGTATGAAGTCCACTACCATGAGGAGCCACCCCAGGTTCGCTTCGGGGACAATATCAGCGGCAAGGTACCGGACAGCTCAGCGAGCATCCGAATCATCTACGCTGTGAACCAAGGAGAGGCTGGGAATGCCGGAGCCGGGACAATAGTATCCCCTGTAGCGCCCTTGACGTATCGCTTCGCCACAACAGCTATCACGGTGACGAACGCTGTCGCCACGTCTGGCGGAGCGAATCCTGAGACGATCGAAGAGGCTCGAAGGAACGCTCCTCTCTGGTTTGGGTCGAGGAAACATGCTGTGACCCAGTCCGACTACAAAGTGCTTGCTGGGACCTTTACAAGCGCAGAGTACGGTGCCATTGCTGCCGCCAACGCCTTTGTCGCGAGGACGGTAGAGGAGGACCTGGAGTCGATTGGTTACATCAATGCGATTGAGGGTGAGATCGCGACCTACCAGACCTCGCTATCGGACCTGACGGTTTTGGCTGAGTCGGATGTCTCCGACGCGACAGCGGACATCGCTTCTGTGATCTCAGAAGCGGCCACGATCGTTACCAAATGCGGTACAGGGGTGTCCAACAGCACAAGCAACGTCACCAATGCAAACACGTTGTCGGCACAGGCCACGTTCCTTTCGTCCGTGGACGCGACTCTGGGTCGAGTGGTTGCCAACGACGGAACTTGGGCTTTTGATATTGATGAGGTCATCGCGAGGTTCACGGCTCTCGGCGAGACTTCGTACGTCAACGACCTGACAAACAACTGGAAGCCAGAACTCACATCAGCCCAGACCATCGTGCAGGGTGTGAAGTCGTCGGTAGACAGCAATGCTTCGACCATCCGCACAAACTCTGGCAGTGCTGCTGTGCTGTTCGGACAGATCAGCACCACCAGTGACCCTACCGGAACGCTGGGCCTCGCTGCCGCTGGCGTGGTAGCGGACCTGACGAGTATTGGCGTGGGCCTGACCAGCATCAGCGATGCGGTATCTTTGCACACGACAAAGATAGCGAATCAGTTCATCCTCTTAGAAAACCACCTGACATCGATCCTTGGTGCGGACTGCAAGACCAACGTGATCACCGTCCCTGTCCTGAGCTTCAATGCGGATGGCGACTACCAGTCTCCGAGTCAGGCACTCATGAATGAGCTAGAGCGGTATCTTCAGGGCATTAGCGATGTCGCCCATGTGGTAAACGTAGTTTCTGGAGAGATAAACTTAGTGTCAGTGAACATCGAGATGCACTTGCAGCAGTCGGACGCATACGCCTTCTCTGAGGTAACGTCGGACATCAAGGCACTTGTCGTGGACGAGATGAAGAAGCGTGAGTTCGGAAAGGACCTGTACCTGAACGTCGTCTATGCCTTGGCAGAGAGCGTAGTTGGAGTTCAGGATTTGGATGTATCCTTCTCGGCAACAGCCACCTACCTGGATACAGCAGGGAACGTGATAATCCCGGATAGCAAGGTGCTGGTCTTGGGTACTTTCTCAATCCTGCCAATGTCTTAGGAGAACGGTGATGCCAAGTACAAGCAGGATGTCGATCGTCTACCCATCGGAGTACCAAGAGGAGTGGTACTCGACTTGGTCCTCTATGGTTAATGCGCTGGATGGTCACCACTTCGCCGCGTTCGAGGACCGCAACCTTTTTTACGCAGATGGCGGAGACTGGACCTGGGATTCTGCAAGCGGAGTAGTGACGTGGTCTGCCACGCTACTTATCAACACGCCTTCAACAGGCAAAGCTCAGAACCTAGCAGCATCAAACGCCATCCTTGCCGAGGGTGACATGCTGGTTGTGGACCTCTCCAGGGGTGCGAGCAATACAGTGTCTTTGGTCAGTGCGGCAGACACGACGCTGGACCCAGACGACGCTGTTCTGGCGCTGTGCCTGCGGTACAACAACAAGTTGTACTTCAGAAATGGCGTGGTACTGGCAAGCGGAGGAACATTCGGCGTGTTCTCTGGAGGGATTGGGGGTGCTCGACCCCTAGACACGAATGATGTCTACACTGCGACTGCGCTCCAGACGGTGTTCACTTTGTCGGCCACGCCCCATGCGCAGTGTATCCCGCAGGTGTTCCGTCAAGGTTTGCTCATGAACCCTGGCGCGACAAATGACTATCAGATCTCAGGAACAACGGTGACGTTCACCTATGGCGTCACCCTTGGTCAGATCGTTCAAGTGAGGCACTGGATCTAATGCCAAGAGGAGGATCCGGTTTTGGGATGGATAGCTTCGGCGCTGCGCCTTTTGGTGTTGCCCGGTGGTCCCATCGTATTCTCTGGGAGAACATCCCAGAGTACGACAAGGTCCTGGATGCCAGAGATGCGAACAACTCGCTCTACAAGTTCACGCAGACA